CTTCAAATACAGGTTGAAGATAACGTTATTGTAGATGCTAAATTTAAAACTTATGGTTGCGGTAGTGCAATAGCAAGTTCAAGTTTAGTAACACAAATGGTAAAAGGCATGACATTAGATCAAGCATCAGAAGTTAAGAATATGGATATTGTAGAAGAACTTGCTTTACCGCCAGTTAAGATACATTGCAGTGTATTAGCCGAAGATGCAATCAAATCAGCAATAAAAGACTACCAATCTAGAGCTAAATAATATTACGTTCAGGCAATAAGCCCGGAAGTAGCACTAAGCGAAGGAACGCACTTAACTGTAAAAGGGAGAGTGTTATGAATTACAAAGACTTCGAACTAGCTCGTAAAAAAAGAAAAACAGAATTAGCACATAAAGCAATTATACGCAAAATGGCTGAGAATCGTTTGTCTAGACCAAGAGCTGAAAAAAACATACTAAGTTCAGATCCAAGATTACAAAAAATCTAAAAAAATAGGTTGACTTTTATAATAGAAGATAGTATTATAAATACATAGTAAGAAGTAAAAGGATTTTAAAACATGTCACAGACTAATACAACATATATTACTTGTTGGCCACCATCCGGGGGTATGTCTTGACATGACTTTGTAAAAAAAGTTATTTCAATAAGCCCCTAGTAATTAATTTTATTAGGGGCTTTTTTTATGGGTGAAGTGTTAATGGTTGCACGTCAGACTCCAAATCTGAAAGACAGGGTTCGATTCCTTGCACCTATGCCAATTTTATCTTCCAAAAGTGGTTGACATTGTTATATACTGATGCTATTATAGTAACATAATTAATTAATGAGGCACACATGAGAACGCAACCGCAGGCTATTATAGAAAAATTAGAAGCAGACAACAGTCGTCTAGCTAAAGAACAAGTGATACTAGAAGCAATGGAAGAAGGACTAGATGAGTTCTTTGAAGGTGTACGTATGGCACTTGATCCACTTGTTACATTTGGAGTAAAGCAAGTACCAGAACGTAAAGACACACAGCTAGGACAAGGTCTTATTTGGAAGGATTTCAAAGTACTTGCCAATCAACTTATCAATAGAGAGCTTACAGGACATGCGGCACGTGATGCTATTGAATTGGTAATGAGTGTTGCTACAGTTGAACAGTGGAATGGCTTTTATAGACGTATCTTAATCAAAGACCTACGTTGTGGATGTAGTGAAAAGACTGTAAACAAGATTGCTAAGAAGTTTCCACAGTATGCAATTCCAACATTTACTTGTGCATTAGCACATGACTCAGCTAACCACGAAAAGAAGATGGTAGGCAAAAAGCAAATTGAAGTTAAACTTGATGGTGTAAGAGTACTTGCAGTATGTAAAAGCGGCAAGGTAGAATTGTTTAGTCGTAACGGCAAACAGTTTCATAACTTTCCACACATCATTGCAGAGATTGAATCTGTGTTAGAACGTAAGCCTAGTCCATATGATTGTGTACTAGATGGTGAAGTAATGAGCAAAGACTTTCAAGACCTCATGAAGCAAGTACATAGAAAAGATGGTAAGGCCGCAACTGATAGTGTATTACACTTGTTTGACTTTATTCCGTTGAAAGACTTTTTAGAAGGTGGTTGGGATAAACCACAAACATATCGTAGTAACTTAGTTAAGTATTGGGTATTGGAAAACGAAGACCTCTTAGAGCACGTACAAGCGTGTGAATGGGAAGAGGTAGACCTGAGTACTGATGAAGGCAATAACCGCTTTGTAGAGCTTAATAAGACGGCTGTAGACGGTGGTTATGAAGGGGTTATGATCAAAGACATTGATGCTCCCTACGAATGCAAACGTACACATGCTTGGCTCAAAGCAAAACCTTTTATTGAAATTACATTAACCGTCGTTGACGTTGAAGAAGGCACAGGACGTAACGAAGGAAGACTAGGTGCCGTAATAGTAGAAGGAGAAGACGATGGATACAATTATCGCCTTAACTGTGGGAGTGGTTTCACTGACGCTCAACGTGATGAGTACTGGACTGAACGTTCTAGTCTCATTGGTCAGTTGATTGAAATAAGAGCAGATGCTCGAACACAATCACAAGACAGTGACACTTACAGTTTGAGATTTCCACGATTCAAAACGTTTCGTGGATTTCAAGCTGGTGAGAAGATCTAATGTATAAGGTCACAGCATATTTTAAGAATCACAAAGTTACACAGACATTTTATGATCTGTATGACGCAATAGATTGGCGCGATGTCGCCGATGCACATTATCCTGTAAAGGTAACATTTAGAAAGGTTATATCAATGAGAGAATGGGTATATAATTGTTGGAACGTAGTAATGGATCACGAGAAGAATCCATTAAGTGTAATTCCGGACTTTAGCACAAGACATATGATTATGCAAGTATTAGCATGGATGTGGTGTATTGTATTTGGTATTATTGTAGGTAGCATGTATGCAGGAGTATTCAGTATGTTAATGCATACGTTGATACTAGGAGCAGTAGCTATTACTGTTGGTACATTTGAAACTGCAAAGCGGAGGCCACAATACTTTGGTGGTTTTGGTCGCGGTAAAGGCGGCGAACATGAGTGATCCAAACAAACCTTATCATAATAAAGGTGCTGGAATAGCATTTTTAATTATTGCGTTTATGATGTTAGGTGTACCCGTAATTATTGGAACAACAATGGGTTGGTTCAATCTATTTGGTATACTAGGATTGTAACATGTGGACTTTAGTATTTGTATACTTTTTTGAAGTAACTCCTTTTGTAGAACTAGTTAGTGTTCATACATCAATGACTGAATGTTTCCAAGCAAGAGAAGTTCTTAGTATAGAACACGGCAAAGGCAATGGTTATTTTGAAGCAGGACATCAAGCAGTTTGTATTAATATGGACGAAAGCACTTAATGAATATTGAATTTATTTGTGGTGATAAAAGTGTCTTAACAAATTTTCCTATTGTACCGGCTAAGGATTGTTTACCTGACTGGTACAGTAGTATTAAAGCAAATGACGACAATGGTGTTCCAACCATTGCTGGCTGTTGGCCTGTAAGAGATATGGTAACCGCAGGTTACATTATACCTAATGTATATGAACAAGAAATTATAGCACAAACTAATCGAGATACAGGAGAAGAAGAACTTGAAAGAGTATTTCCTGTTGAACGCATTGGTGAGTTTATGGAACTACAAAATAAGTTTACTGCACCAAGTGCATTTCATTCAAATCAACAATGTCCTGTACATATACAAGGCAAAAAGAAATCTTATATTAAAGTATCTGTGCCTTGGAAGATTAAAACTCCGCCGGGCTATAGTTGTTTGTTTGTACAACCGTTTTGGCATTTTGATCAAGAGTTTGTAATAATGCCTGCAATTATTGATACTGATGAATTTGATTTAAACAATCTTAATTTTCCTTGTTACCTAACTGATCCTGTAAAACTAATTAAGCCAGGTGAACCATTGGTACAAGTAATACCTTTTAAAAGAGATAATTGGAAGCACACACTTAAATATGAGCGTCCAACAACTAGAAGTAAGATGAACTTGTTCTTGCATAATATGTATAAAAGAGCATTTCATCAAAAGAAAAGTTTCCAATAATGCTTGACTTTTTGTTAAGTCGGCTATATACTGTTTATACACATTAGAGGAGTGGCACATGGCTAGAGTAAATAAAATCACAGGTAGAGCTGTTAAAAAGAAGGCTCCCCGTGGTGCACCAAGGTTAAAACGCGGTGCTAAAATGACAGAACCTAGTTGGGAAGGTTGGGAAGAATGGACTGGTGAACAGTTTCATCGTGCCGCCCAACATGCAAGAGCTTGGTATTACGAACATTATAAGCCACTTGATTTATATCCTGCGGTTGGTGCTTGGATGGACAAGAACGGTTACACAAAAGAACAAGTTAAACAAGTTAGAGCCGCACCTACACATGCACTAAGCATTACTGCTGGTATTACAGCCAAACTGCTAATGAACGGCATGCCCGACTACAATAAAAAGCACGATGAGTATTGGCAAAGTCTAGCTGGCACAATGGGCGTTACTGCTCCTGTAACAAAATTTTTGAAAGCTCGTATTGAAGAAGCAATGCAACAAGGTGCTTATCTTCTTACACAAAAGAAAGAAGTAGAAGAAGAAAAAGCAAAAGTACATCAGCCTACTATACAAGAACGTATACGTGAACAAGTAAATATACAAGCAGAAGCTATTGAAGAATGGTTAGATGGGTGGATAACAGACCCAAAGTCGTTTGACCCTAAAGGGTTTAATTTTAAAGAACACTTTCAAA